TTAATTCCCAATTTCTTGGTCTGAATCCTAGTTGTTTTGCTCTCGTTTCCCATCCACTACGCATAGAAGAAAACGTCACTTTTTTGCAGTTGCCTTGTTTAGCAATGCTCTTGGCAAACTCAAGTCCGAAGGATAAATCATCAGGGTTGCTTGAATCTAACCATGCTGCCCAAATGTGCATCTCTACACCGTTAGGCTGTAATACAATAAAACCTTTCTTTTCTGGCAATATCCACAACATTGAGCGCTGCTCGTAGCAGTCGCAATAGATGTCCTCTGCTAGCCATTCTGAATGACCTTTAGCACGAACCTTCTCAAGACCCATACGAACCCACCACCAGCAATGGCGCAGTTCGTTAGGATGTACATATGAAAACTCCATTATGCCACTACCAAGTATTGATAAGTTAAGTCTGTCATGCTGCTTACTGGATGTGAAATAACAGCAGAACCCTTTGACCTTGATATAACGTATGGCGAATTAAATATGTTGCTTGTATAGCCATCAGACGATACATAGTTCATAGTAACAATTGCACTTGGTGTAGTTGGTCGTGTTGGACTAGTCTGTGCTGCCTTGGCATCAAGAGTAACCAGTACGTTAGTAGTAGACCACATAATTTGAATGTAGTCATCCTTTGCCAGCTCTACAAAGAAGTTCATTGCTGCAATAACGTGGTATGGGTCAAAAGAGTTTTTACGTGGAGCAAAACCAAATACGCTATTAGATTTAGGTATATCAACACCATTTTGTCTAAACCAAACACTTACGTCTTGTGTGGCATTGTCCATATTAGAAAATTGCAAACTAAACTGCACGTTATACAGCCCATAGTAAGCTACCTTTAATTGCGAACCGCTTACTATACTAATGCCATTCTCGTAATCAATGGTATTTAACGTAATTGGATAGGCAGTAGTTGTATTGGCAGCAACTTGGTCTGTATCGTCTTGCCATGCGCCATAAGGCAATGCAATGTTGGATGCACTTGCACTAGCAGGAGCAAACAATATAACTGAGTCATAGCCAATACGCTCATCGTAAAGTGTTGTAGTGTTAGTGCCGGTTGCTAGTGTGATTGTACCGGTATTGTTGGACTTACCCTCAACAAGGTTGTTCACTACCTCGGATATTTCACGAGGTGTGCTACCTGCTGGGTTAAGTTTACGATACATTATCTAGTACCCTGTGGTATAACATCAATGTCAACTCCAATGGCATTAGACCAACGGTCACCAGTAGGAATTACTGAGATGCGATGGTACTTACCACTACTCCGTAATGATACTCTATTTTCGCTATTTGCAGCAGTATAAGAACCTAGCTGTGGTACATCACTTAAAAGCATCCTAGAAGCGATTGCTACGCTTCCAGAGCCATTATCTACTACTGGTCGTGCCAATGTAACAAGTGAGGTGCTTTCGCTTCCTATGTCACCTGTAGTGAGTTCTGCATCAGAGTTAGCACCGGTAAAGGTAACTATCCTGTCAGCCCTTGCACCAGCAAATAAGAATTTACCACCAGCCCACAAGCCATCATCTAGCGATGTAGTCATCGTGTCTAATGTACGATTGGCAGCAGCAGCAGCTTCTAAATCAACAGCAGTACCAGTTCCTGTACCAACACCAGTAGCAGTAAATCTTGCGCCTACTACATTATCAAGTGCGCCTATTGACGTAAATGTTGTCGTTCCTAGTGTTTCAATTGTATAGGATTTTCCAACAACAAATGAACCTGCTGTAACTAAGTATGCAGCACTTAGACCTTCTATTGTCTGTCCAGCAGAAGCAGAACTTGCTACGTAGTCAACGTCAGTAATACCATAAGACCATTTTTGTACTTGCCAGTTGTAAATAAGCAATGTGTTGTGTGCAAAGTTATCAAGAAATTTCCATACGACTATCTTACGGAATGGGTCAATGGTTGATGACATTGAACTAAGTTGTGATTGGTTGGCATTGGCATAGAACCAAGCATCTACCTTCTGTGTACCAATTGCGGTAATTGTAGAACCATCGCATGAGTAGAAGCCATCTGCGCCCAAGAAGTAAGTCATGTTGCCGTACTGTACGACAGAATTACCTTCTACGCAGCCAATGTTACGACTAATGGTGTCAAACTGGAAGAATAGTGGTGAGCCAATGTAGGACATACGCACGATAGAGCGGTCTAGTAAGATAAGACCAAATTCACCACCGGTCATGCCTGTAATGTTGCCACCATCTGCAATTATTTGGAAATCAGACTGAGATGCTGCGCCAGATGTCCAGTTTGTTTCATCGTTTATGTTAGACCATTGAACCTTGTTTGAGTTACTACCAGCATCTAGGTTAGCACATACAACAAAGTCACGCACTACGGTTACGTACTTGGCTATTGGTGCGCTTGCATTTAGGTCATCAAATAATGCGCTTGAGCCTAGTGTATAGCTCTGTAATTTATTTACATTGTTTGCAGCAATAACTGTATCGCCAAATTGAGTAAAGTTCCATTTAACGATAGATGAATAGTTGCCAGTCTTAGACACGTTATCCATGCTCAAGTCAGCACCATCTAATTTGAATAGCTTAGTAGCGCCACCAGCAAATACGTTTGTTGTAGAACTAAACTTACCGGCAAATACGTTGTTAAGTGATTCGCTTGCAGCAGCAGAGTAGTTTACGGCAGTAGGAAATGGATTGTAACCAATAGCAGTAGGTACAACATTTTTGGCAATAGATAAGTTTTCAGCAACACCAGCTAAGTCCGGTGTCCACTCTGTAAATGCTATGCGTTGAGTTGCCATCTATTATCCTATTCGTAAAGAATATTGATTATGCCAGAATCAAATGCTGCACCACCTGAACCAGATACTTGAACTCTATCTAATACATCAGGCAAAGTTACACTACCGCCCATCCAAGAAGTCTGTGCTGTAATAGAATTTGTTATTGTTCCACTCATAGTCCAGATATTAGAATCTAATAATGTAAATGTAACAGTACCGTGTAATTTATCTGATGTTGATGGTGCGTTATCATAAATTCCAAAATTTGCACCATTTTGTACCGCAGCTATACCACCAGTATTACAAAACATTGCTGCACCTAAATACCCAGAAGTAGTTATTCCAGCAGAAGTACCAAGCCTTATTATTGCATAATTGCCTATAGTATTAAAAGATATATCCCTTACCATTAATGTAACTCGTTTTACCCAACTAGGTATGCCAGTAAAATCTGCGGTAGTACCACTTGTTGTTGTGACTGCCGTACCTGATATAAGTGGAGCGTATGTAGCCGTAGCAGCATTCCCTGTACAAGAGCCAGAAGAGCCTGTCACATTACCAGTTACGTTTCCTGTCACGTTGCCAGTAACATTACCTGTAACGTTGCCTGTAAAGCCACCTGATGCAGACGCAGTAGTAAATGCGCCTGTAGCCGGAGTAGTTGCACCAACCGTACCATTGTGAGCGCCAGTAGTAGCTCCAGTAACATTGCCAGTCACATTGCCGGTGACGTTACCTGTAACATTGCCAGTTACACCAGCAGTAGCAGTTATTGCACCAGTAGCGGTAGTCGTGCCAGTAACAGATAAGTTACCACCTACAGTAAAGTTGTCTGCATCTGTACCGGCTTGTTGGTCTTTAAGTTGAGCCATCAACTCACGGATAGCGTTATTAATACCAGATGGCGCACAACCCTCGGCAATATCTATGCCATTAATGTCGGTGTTATTAGATGCCGTTGCACTATATTCGGATATTTTTGTTTTAGCCATGATTTGCAAACTCCATATGATATTTATTCCTTGCTTCAATTGCCACTAATTCGGCAAACTCAATGTCATCAAAATAGCCAATAGTTTTCTTTTTACCATTTACACCAAGTGACACTACCCATTTATTTAATTGTTTATACCAAGACACATTTTTTACTCCAGACGTATTGGTTTTTGGAGTTTTATAATTTTGACTATTTTCTTGATATGATGCTTCTCTTAAATTACTAATTTTGTTATCAGACCTACTGCTGTTTATGTGGTCAATATGTAATGTTGGCATCTCACCGTAAGTATATAGCCAAGCAAGCCGATGCGCTCTGTATGCTTTATTATTTATTTCAATTCTAATGTACCCATTATTATCTGTATACCCAGCTACATCTCCAATTTTACACCTTTTTGCTTTATTAACTGCCCATGTAAAAATACCTGTATCTTGGTCGTAATGTAATACAGATTTTAAAAACTCTTGGGTTAACATTATCTATCCTTTTTACTAAATTATTAAGAAGTCCACGTACGTAGTAATCTAACTACTGATGGATTAATTAAAGTTTTTACTGAAATGTTTTCTTATTATTTTAAAGTAATGAAGTTAAAACAAAGCCCAGTATTCCACCTAGCACAGTAGCCACCCAGTCCCAAAAGTCAGGAGTGTGGATGTCTTTATGCAGGTAGTCGTAAATTTCTTTAAGTAGGGCAACAATAGCCACTACTGTAATTGAGTAAGCCCCAATAAACGGTGTAAACAATGCTGCTATGACTAGACCACCAATGAAGTGCATTTGCTTATCAGCAGGTACTCTGCAAGGTATGTATAGTTTAGCTAAAACTGAATTTACTTTTGCTATTAGGGCTTCCATATTATTCTACTACTTCTGCGTCAGTAGCTTCTAATGCTTCTTTTAATAGCTTAATAAATGCAGATTTTCCTACGTTAAGCTGGTCTAAATTGAACTGAGATGAACCTATCTTACGGTCTAAGTCTGCTATGTGGTTGACCATCACTTGTTGCTGTGGTGTCATGTCTTCAAAAACGTATTCTACATCGTCAATCGTAATGGGGGTTTTTTTGGTTTCAGCCATTATGTTTTCCTTTAAGTTATACCACTATTAAGAAGCCCACGGTAGCGGTGGTGTCACTACTGGAGGATTTACTAAGTTTGCTACTTGCTCTGTCACAGAAGCCTCTGCTGCATCTTTATCAACACCGTTCTCCCATACCCAGCCTAGTACTTGCTCTTCGGTTAGGTCTGCGTAAGGTGTGTAATCAGGGTCACCCTCTTGTGGAGGATTAACTGATACTGTGCTATAGATGTTAGATGTATAAGTGCCATCTGAACCTTCTAAATTCCAACCTATTGTTAATACGACTTCTGGGAAGCCGTTAATCTCTTGTGTTGAAGTCTGCATCCATTGGATAGACCAAGTTGTAGTTGTCATGTTATTTTCCTTCCAATGCATCTAATCGTGTTGTTAGGCTAGCAATAAGTGCTTGTTGCTCTTGAATTGCAGCAGTCAAAGTAGCCACTAAGAATGATGTATCAATACCCTGATAGACTGGCACGGTACGAGTTCCCATTACTGCCTCTACTGCTGGAGTAACCTCGTTACCTTCTTCATCTAATACAGCAGGTATAGCTGGACTAATTTCATATTCTTGTTCTTCAGTAGCATCTTTTTCACCACTTACACAATCAGGGACTACTTCAGCTAGTTCGTGAGCAATAAAGCCTTGACCATCAGAACCATCAGCTTTCCAGTTATATGTAACAGGTTTAAGTTGCGCTATTGTTGCTAATGCCCCTGTCATTGGTGCAATGTTTTCTTTTAGGCGATAGTCAGATGAAGTATTATAGGCTGTAGCAGATGTTGTTACAGTAATGCTTCCTCTTATTTGAGAATTATGGTCTTGAAATTGAATTGCAGTAGCTGTGCCTGTTGCTGTATATCCATTATAAAGTGCTATCGCTGGGTTATTATGGTTTCCAACTGCAATTCCTAATCCGTTATTACCTGTTAAGGCTGTAATAGATACTCTCTCACCTGCAGCTACTGATACTGTCGTAGTACCTACTAACAAATTCCCACTAGAAGTTAGTGTCATTGCTTGGGTGAAGGTAATTGCTGCACCTGCTGTACCTGAAGGGGCTGTAGACCAAGAATGTACGCCACCTGATTGGTTATACATAGAGGCTGGGTTTGACGTTATGTATGTTCTAGTAGTACCGTTGTAAAATTCATTTGCACCAAATTCTGCATTTGAAGTTCCTGCGCCCCAAATAGAGGCTGTGTTGACCTGCATTGCTTTAACACCACTCCAAGCACTAGGAGTTACACCTAGACCTAGGTTGCCGGATGAATCAATACGCATACGTTCTGTAGGTAGGTCTCCTGAAGACGTAACATCATTTGCGCCAAAAACAACTGCACCTTGTGATGCAGACGTACCAGATACTGTGCTGTTTTGTTTTAAAAACCAAACACCTGCTGTATATTGAGAAGTTGAAATATCTCTATATGTATTTGAGAAAATTCCACCTGCAACAAATGTACCTGAAGTACTATTACGATTTGAAAGAACTATAGAAGATGTTGCAGCGACAGTCCCTGCCGAAGAAGACCGCTCTATATTTGTAGCTCCTTGAACCGATGTAGCCCCAATCCCTACGTTACCTGCGGAGTCAATACGCATACGTTCTGTGCCGCTTGTATCGAATCTAATATCTAAAGCATCTATTTCAAGTGGTAAAAATGCAGTTCCGCTTCGATTGTAAACAAGAATTGAGCCTCCAGTATTTGCTACTCCGTTTCGCAATGTTGGATTTATTTCAACTCCTGCTGCACCACCATTTGATATAGATAATTTTTGACTAGGACTACTAGTACCAATCCCCACGTTACCACTAGCATCAAACCGCATACGTTCTACGCTGTTTGTTTGTATTGATATAAAGCCACCAGTATATGTATTTATATTCATATTTCCAGAAGCATTATATATATAGGAAGCCAATGCTCCACCATTCCCAAATGACAGCGTTGAGCCATTAGTCCCATTTATAGAAATTTCTTTTGTGTTAGTTACCCCAAACAAAACTGAAGTAGTACCAACACTCAAATTCCCACTAGAATTTAGCGTCATTGCTTGGGTAAAGGTAGCAGTAGTTCCTACACCTGTTGAACTTGCCGAGTAATACCATTGATGTGCGCCACTAAGTTGTAAATATAATGCACTTTGTCCAGTAGTATTATAATTTTTCCATCCCGAATTTAAATAAACACCTTGAGAAAAATTTGAAGTTGTACCTCTAGTAAATATCCCAGAATTAGCAGCGTTTGATATTTCAATTGCACCACCACCAGCACTAGGAGTTACACCTAGACCTAAGTTACCAGCAGCGTCAATACGCATACGTTCTGAGCCAGCCAAAATATTAGTAGTACCATTTAAAAAGACTAAACTACCAGCATCATGTCCAATTATATTTCCTGTATTTCCAGTAGTAGCTAATAATCTTAAAGCTGGATAATCTGTTCCGCTTAAATTTAAACCATATTTCCATCCACCATATCCAGCAGTAGCTTGGAAAATATCTGTTTTTGCATAAGGACTAGTAGTACCAATCCCCACGTTACCAGCACTATCTATCCGCATTGACTCTACACCACCCTCACTAAAGGCTATGGTATCAGCAGCAGGGAAGAATATACCTGTGTTAGTGTCACCAGTAGTTGTTAGTGCAGGTGCGCCAGCAGAGCCAGCAGAGAATGTAGATATTCCACTAGCACTAATAGTGCCAAATGCTACATTGTTTCCTGATTGATATTTGTCTGTGTTTAAGTTAGTAAAGTTGGTATCAACTTCATTAAACGTAAGTGCCGACCCTTTCCCTGACCTTGTTACAATTGTTGACATATTTTATCCTTTTCTTAACCATACATTAGATGATGTTGCAACTTCTGACCAATTCCGACCTACTGCGTGACCATCTGCTACAATATTAGATGTTACATAGATACTTGGGTACCCTTGTGCTTTATAGTTAGCATAAACACTAAAATCTGCCTCTGCATTAATATCACCAAGCCCACTATATTTTGCTATTGCATAAGCATCAACAGTTGAAGTCGCATCAATAATGCCTTCTACCGTTTTAATGATTAAAGCATCAGATTCCAATACAGATGTAGCTGTAATATCGCCTAGCGCAAGCAATATTTTATATGCTATAGCTGTTACAGACGATGTGCTATCAATTACGCCATCAGCAAATGTGTACCTAAATACAAAGCAACCAACTTCACTTGTTGCATTAATATTGCCATTAAAGTTTAAATATCTGTATGTTAAGCAGCTTACTTCACTTGTTGAGTCAATAGTCGCTTCAAAGAATTGTATGCGGTTTGCAGTAGCCTCTACAATTGGTTGACTACCTAGTGCATAACCATCTAACCAATAGCCAACATCTACATAATCTGCTGTTGGTTCAATATTTGCTTCAAATAATTTTAGATAGTTACCTGTAGCCTCTACATCGCAACCATCCAATTCAAGTGCATATCCATCCGACCAATAGCCAACAGTTACGTAATCTAATACGGGTTCAATATTGGCATCAGCTAGAACTAAAGCCATAAGTTATGCCAATGATACTGTTAAATTACCTGTTGATATTTGGAATATATCGCCAGATGTAATAGTTTTGCTTACAGTCAATGGTGTAAAGTAAAGTAAATTACCACCAGTTGATGCGTCATATATACCAATGTCAGTTATCGTTCCCCAAGTAGTAGTTGCAGTTGGGAAGGTAACATTAGCATTGCTAGCAGTAGCACCGCTTGATGGAGCTGCAAGAGTTACAGCCTGACGAGCATAAGAGCCACCAGAAATCTCTGTAATAGAGCCACCAGCAGTAATGGTTGTTGTTGATAGTGCTACGTATACAACGGCAGGTGATGTGTATGCTGTGTTACGTAAGGTTGCATTGATGATTGCGTTTTGCAAGTATGTTGAATATTCTGAAGCCATAATATTTCCTTTATCGTGTTGAGATTGAGATTGAGATTGGTGAACCGGCATACTCACCTTGGTCATCTGATACTGTTAATGCCGTTACACCTCGGTCATATAAAGAAGCCCAAGTTTGTAATCTTGTATCATTCATTAAGTAAGGTTCTGCCTCACCCAAAGCACCGTACAATAATAAGTCTGGGCATATAGACATAAATGTATTGGATGGTACTGTGCTACTCATAAATACTGGTGCAGCGTAATAAAGCATTTCTAGCGTGTAATCGCTGTCAGGTATTGGAGCTAATTGAAACTCTTGGGCTAGTACCGTGTACTGTGCTGGTAGACCGGTGTCAGTAGTGCGAGAGTTACGGAATAAATTGCTAGGTGACTGGTACTCTAATGTTGCTGCTGGGTTGGTTGCTACGTGTAGGTCACGCATCTGCAAGAAGTCTATTGGCAACTCTACCGTTGGGTCACCTGCTACTGCCGTGGTCGTTACTACCTTCAACATTTGACGTAGACGCAACTCTCTGCGTAGTCGTGTTTCAGCAAGCCTAATGAAGTCAGGAATCATTGCCGTTAAGTCGCTACGTGCTAAGTAATTGGCAATCGTAGTCTGCAAATCAGAGTAGTTGGTGAATGCCATTATATGCGCCCTGCCCTTGTTCTAAATGCCCTGTTATCAGGGTTGTTTAACCATTCGTTAAATCGTTTCTTGTCTATTACTGCAAAGCCACGTGTTATGCCTTGCTTTTCTAATTCTGAGAAAACTGTAAGCGGTATGGATGCAACCTTATTACTAAAGGCATCGTTTCCCCATGTCTTACGTTCGTCTTGTGCAGCGTACTCACGCTTGTTCATTTCTAAGATGCCGGTAATGTCTTGGCTTTTAAGTATGACTAGCTCGTCACCGTTGTCTATAAATGATGTATTGGTAATGCCGTTTGATAGTGTATGACTCATAAAACCCCATAATGGGGGAGAGTTTCCCCTCCCCACATATCTAGCTAACTATTAAGTTAAGTCAGAGATGATACCGTGAGCTGCTTGGTTGCGAACTTCCAAGGTGTACTCAACTAGCAACTGAGTTAAATCAGCATCGCCAGTTTTAGCAAGCTCATTAGTTTGGAATGGGCGTAGGTAAGCTACGGCTGCCATTTCTGGGTCTAATAAGAATGCTGTGTCATCATTGTCAGCGTTAGGAATGAAACGGTTAGGCACGATAGAGATAGTACCAAAGTCAGAAACATAAACGTCTGCTGCTGCGATGATAGATGCTTGAACATTGCTAGGTACATCTTTGTAACGTGTAGCGATACCAGCAAATGTAGATGCAACCACTTTTTGTGCTGGAGTTACCATCAATATTGTTGGTGAACCACCGTTTACATAAGTAGATTGAATTACTGTGTTCAAGATAGTGCTAGTGAAAGCACGGTCTGTACCAGTTACACGAGCTGTAGTACCTAGAGAACCTGCAGTACCACCAGAACCACCAGAGTAGTTTGAGTTCAACCATGTTTGTAGACCACCCAAAGTACGAGCAGTTGAAGCGTTACCGGCAGCAGCAACTTGGTTGCTTAGTAAGATAGCTTCCATGTCACGTTTGATTTCTGAAGAAGCCTTAGCCAATTGGTATGCTTTCTCAGATTTACGACCAGCTTTGTTGATTGTTTCCAATGTACCGGAAATTTTAACTGTTTTTTGTGAGATTTGAGTACGGTTACCAACACGAACAGATGGTGTTAATGTTGCATCTGAAGCAGTAGCGCCCTCAACAACAGCGTTAGATAGGTTAACTGCATCCAAGCTGTCTGTTTGCCATTCGTGATAAACGGCAGTAGCTTTGGTTTTACCAACAGATGTCATAAATGGTGTATCTGTAGGTGCAATGTTGTAGATTACATCGGTTAAATCTTCACGATTACCGATAGATTGATAGGATTGGTATGTTGCCATGATAGTTCCTTAAATAAAGTTTTCAAAAGCAGATGCAGCGTCACGCACCTTGCCTGATTTTTGTAATTGAGCCATAGCCTTCTTATGCTGGTCAGTATTTACTGCTGTGTTACTGTTACCAGACTTAATAGTCTTAGGCGGTTCACTAACCCTCTTGTTTAGTTGAGGCTTAGACTGCTGTAATTTGTCGTACTGCATTGCTTTGTACAATGCCATAACGTGCCGAGCATCTCGTACTGCCGATAGCTCTTGGTCTGAGAATCCTAAGTTCTTTGCAAACGTACGCAAATCTGACCTTAGTGCCTCACCTTTTACTGGGTCGCTATATTCCGGTAGTGATTCAGACAATACAGCAGCTTGTTGAGATAAGTATTGTTGCATTCCTTGCTGTTGCTCCGCTTGTTGCAGTTCTGCAATGCGTTGTCTTTCAGCTTGTATTGCGTATAGCTTCTCTTTATTCTGCGACATCTCTGCCACTCGTACAGCATAACCGATAGGGTCAGAATCTTTTAAAGACTCTAAATCTTCCATTGGTTGTTGAGCATTCAGTAACTGCTCCATTGCTTGCAACCGTTCCGCATAAGCATCACGCATATACTTGGCTTCTTCAATAGCTTGTTGTTCAGCCTGTAGTGCTTTGCGTTGCTCTGCTACTTGTTGCGTCTTTTTGGTATAGTCAGCACCTTGTTGAGCTAGTGACTTTAATTCAGTTAAGGTTAGTTCTTTCTCTTCGCCACCGACTTTAACTTGAAACCGTTGTTCGTCTTGGTCTGAGTTAGACTCCTCTGAGCCATCATCCTCTTGCCCTTCTTGCTGCTCTACACCTTGCTCATTCTCTTGTTCTGGTTGTGATTCCGCTTGCCCTTCTTCGGGTGCATCGTCACCTCCCATTAAACCGTAGAATGCGTTTTGTGCTTCATTGATAGTGCCATTGCTTTGTGTGTCACTCCCTTGCGGGTTGGTGTCGGTAGTCATGTAAATCTCCATATGCTAGTGCGCCTAGCCACGTTTTATAGATACTATAAAATCTTTGCTACAGTATTTTCCAGCGACTTGCGTTAATCTTTCTGTCATCTGCCATAGCAACAATGTGAGCCATTACTTCACGTATGGCTGTTAGCTTTGTGTAAGCCTCTTGTCGCTCGTCATAATCGTAAACAGGTGAGTTAGCCCACCTAAGCATTTGTAAGTCTTCCATCTCTTTAAACACATCCAAGAACTTTTGGTCTTGGAGCATATTGTTAGCCCACTCTGAATTGGTCATAGGAATCTACCAGCACCACTTGATGCTGATTGTGCTGCCCCACCTAGTAAGCTACCTGCTTGATAATCACCTTGCATACCTTGTGCGCCTTGCATTAGCTCTGGGTACAATGCAGCAATGTCAATGTAATTATGTGGCGCTCTTGGTTTATCTACCATAGATTGATTGTTCATGTTTTGCAGGTAATTGCGCTGTGAATTATTTTTCATTAAGCCAAATACAGGATTAAAGAAATTGCCACCTTGTTGCGTTGGCTGAGTATAGTATTGACCTGTTGCATCATCATAATATACTTGACCTTGCTGACCTTGTGCTTGCATACCCATAATCTATTCCTTTACACCATATCCGGTAGTTTAATCAAAGCTATCTACCATATCTTGTGGCTCACCCTTTATACCACCTTTTACCATTTCGTTCAAGCTAGTAATGGCTGACATAATTGCGTTAAGCTGCTCTGTCTGTAGTTTGCCATCCGATGCCTGTGTCTTAATCTCTAGCTCCATCTGTTTCAATTGCAGCTCGGCTTCCTTGATACGGTAGTCACCTTCCATTTGCATTTGTTTCTGTTGCATCTCTAGTTCTTTACGAGCATTCTCTACTTCCATTTGCTCACGGTCTAGTTGCAACTTAGCTTGGGATGTCTGTGCTGACAGTTGAGCTTTCTGTTCTTCTACCTTGGCATACAATTGCGCTGCCTCAGAAGTAGGGTCAGCAGGTGGTTGGCTTGCTTGTTGTAATATTTGCTGTTCTGTTTCCGGTGTAATCTCATTAATGAATGATGTCGTGTCCTTAAAGCCAGCCATCTCAATCATGCGACCAAGAGTGCTGCGGTATTGCGTTACAGTCACCAATGGGTTGTTAGCACCGTACTTGCCGATAATCTCTTCCTGTTTAGCCATAATCATTTGCAACATAGCAATCTGTTCTTGTCTGTTACCGTTACCCAAGCCTACGTTGATTGATACATCGTACAAGTCAGACCATTCTCTTGGGTCGTAAGATACCCATTTGCCACGCATACGGATTGCTTTGGGCTTGTTTTGGTATTTACATAGTAGGTGAAGGATGCCACGGAATAATGATTTAACACCTGTTTCAGCAAAGATACGAGCCATTAGCTCTAGCTTACCTGCTGACTGTTGCATCATGGCTGCCACGGCTGTTGCAGTAGTGTTCTGAAGCACGTTAGCATCAAGACCTTGCTGCATATCACTAACACCGGTACGTTTAGCCTGTACACCATCTAGGTACTCCATCATTGGGAAGGATTGACCGGCTGTGTTCTGTACGTTTAGTTGGTTTACTGCTGCGCTATTCTTAACACGGATAACACCACCGGCAGTAGACGTTAGTAAGTCATCTAGGTTTACTTGACCCTCTACGGCAGTTACACGTGCGTTATTGGTTAGGTATAGGTTGTCTAGCATTTGACGCAATATAGTAGACTTGGTTAGTTGCAAGTCCATAGTCCTGTCTGCTAGTGACTGACCAAAGAATTTGTGTGGAATAGGAATCGGGCATACAGAGTGGAATGGTACGTAGTCGCACTCTTCATTAGATAGGATTTCTTCGCCACCAATGATAACCCTGCGTAACTCTAGCAAGCCATTGGAGTCTGTATCTACCTTGATGTAGCACTCAAATATTTCTACCTCTTCCATAGACATATCAGATGATTGTGCATAGTCTGGCTGTTCATCACGACCAAATCGGGCTAGGCGCTCTGGTGAGTACTCTAAGCGGTCACCTGCCGGTATTCTTTCAACTACATTCTTGTCGTAGCCCATTGCAATCAAGTCACCACGAGCAATCATCCTACGGTGGGCTGTGAATGGTGAGTCCTCAATGGTCTTAGCACGTTTACTGATTAGGAACTCTTCTGGTGGTACGTTCTCAATGGCGATACGACTCTCATCGTTTATCTTTTTGATCGTAATGTTATGCGTATTGTAAGAGAAGCCATCTGCACCGATCACGATGTCAGTTTCTTGC